CGTCACGTGTGTACCCACCCTGGTTACGAAAAGGCTACAAAGTCACCATCGACTGACTGACAAGGGTTTTCACCCCCCCCGGCCACAGGTGGTCGACACACCAGTCGTTCCTTGAAAGCGTGAATTTGTCCCACCAAGCACTCGACCGAGGACCCTGGTACAGGGCGGCCGTAACAGTGCTCACAGCAGTGACTCGATGGGTTGACCGGTCCCATCGTTCGCTCATCTTCCTTTAAGAGGTTTTCTCTTACTTTTCCCTCCCAGTAGTCGGCGTAGATTTTTAGGACTTTGTCCTCCGCTACTGGTGTCTTTACCTTCCGGGTCAGTTTCTTGAAACTGGCTCCCGGGTTCGGGAGGGGAGTAACCTTCAACCTCCACTTCCGGTCAAACTTGGCGAACTCGCTAACCCGAACTCCGGCAATCGTTTCAAGCCGGAAAATTCGTTCTACCTTTCCTTCACTGTTCGCTTCGTCCTTCCATCCGTGGACGTATTCGAGTACTCCTCGACGGATCTCGTTTACCTCCCGAGTGGTTACCAACTGTATTTCCTCGCGAGTTAAGTCAAAGTTCGCTGGTCGATCAACGACGGGGAAAAAGTTGGGTATCTTTGGCGGTGTGGGGACGGTCAGTAGAAACTCCTTTCGTACTAGGCTCAGCGCCGCCGTGAACCGCGGTCCGATTGGAGTTGTCAACTTTCGCTCTGCCCGAGCAATGGGGCCCCTCCACTTAAGGAGCGCGGCACGAAAGTTGCGGGTTCGACAAATAGATTCCGCGAGAAACTTTACCGGATCATCTACCTTGCCCGACCATTGACACACCGATACATTCGTTTTCTTTCTTCTCTCCCCTCTGAAAAAAGCCGTAGAGTTGATTTCGGCCCAGTCAGGGGATACCATCGTTTTCTCCTCCTGCACAACGAGTCCGACGTGCGACCCGTGGCGGAGGATACCGGCAAGTATACCGCGAGACCTCCTTAACTCGCGGTAGAGAAGATCATCGCCGTTGATGAGACAACGATGCTCTCTGAATTCCTTCATCGAGATTTCACCCCTCTCAGCGAGTTCCGCTAGGGACAGATCGACAACCGTCTTGTTTACAAGACAAAGGATCGGAAAGCTCATCAAGCTTCCCATCGGTTGACCGGATTCCGCCACCCGCTCGTCACCCTCAATGCGCAGGTTACCGACGACATCAAGGGCTGCAGCTTCCTCTGCACTGAGATTTCTTGCCTTTTGTTTAAGGACCTGAATGGCGGCGCGGACATAAGCTAGCTTAATGTTATCTGTCGCTGACTTATAGTCCACGGAAACATAGTCGCCGTTCCCATTCAGACCCTTGACTTTCTCGCTGGTGGGGCTACCAACAAGAAGCCATCCCTTCCTTTGGAGTGACGAATACAGTGCGTCGTGGAGGGGGCTAAGGAGCTCTGAGTTCTCGGCAGCATAGAGAGTTACAACGCGGGGTTTTCCGTCCGCTATAGTCTCTATGACTTTGCAATCCTTCGAGAAAGGATCCTCCCGCCAAGTCCCCCATTCCGCCCGTGCCCACGTTTTCGTCGCATGTCCGTTCGGGATGTAAACGGACCTCCGACGGTCCCAACCACTCTCGACGTTGACGGCTAGAGCCTTCTTGAACAGCTCTAGGTGACCCTCATTGACATCAACGGGCTGGTACCGTGCTTCTTTCCAATTCTCAACACCTAGGGAAGAGTCTGTGCAGGCCTCACAGAACTTCTCTAGTTTTTTTGCAGTTCTTATGCTGAGCTCCTGAACTGGGGTCAGATCAGAAGGAAAAACGGATCGAATTGCGGAACGAAGCTGACCGCATCGAATTCGAGGAGGTAACCTTGCTATAGGCTCCATTTTCTGGTCTGACGCTAGTAGGTCCCTAGCGTCCCGCGCAACCCTCCGATTGCGCGCCTCATTTTTACACGACCCGAGGCTTACCAGGCTTCGGTCGAAACGTCCCTTCTTTTGAGACGGGGTAGCACCCCCAATTGTGGGCATGGGAGGGGGCAGACCACGCGGCGATTCCGGGTTAACGTCGATAGCGAACAGGCACCGGCCCTGTCGTCGACGGCGTCGTCGTTGGCAAAGACTCCCTTTTGTCGTGTCAAAAGGGAGGAAAGAACTGCCAGTGGACACTGACCACGGAGTAACAGTGGGTGGTTCGAACGGAGCCCAGAACAACAAAACTGGGAAACCTCTTCGTGCCATGATACTTTCTTTAATTGATGCCCTTTCAATTTCCTTTTATAGACCTGAGCGAAGGGCGATCGCGGTCTTTAACGCCGGCGGGAGTGACGTGCCGGAAGGGAAACCACCATGTCCAGAGAACCCACCCGAAAGGTTTTCACGAGACATCGGCCGTGCACGAACACACAGTCACCGAGCTCCCCTGCCGCGCGCGAGGCACAGTCGCAGGGCCCCCAGGTAAGCACCGGTTACTACACCGGGTTACTCGTCTCTCCAAGGCCCCCACATCCTTCTTGAAGCGACCCTTTCACAGGTCACACACGCCGCCCGGTCGGCACTACCCGTTACCGTGGCACTCTCCCCCCGTCGAGGAGCAAATCGGCCAGTGTCATTGATGTACACGCTATACATCTCAACTTTAACGATTCACCCCTGGGGGTTTTGCGAACCTCCGCCCGCGTCCGGACGTCGGCAGGCCCGATAAGACACGCAGTCCGTCAGGTGTAGGAGGCCTCTTAGGCCACACCCTCGTGAAGGAAAACACGCCAAACCGGGAGTAAGGGTAAAACCT